GACGTCGTCGGGATCTTCCCCAACGAGGACAGCATCGTCCGCCTCATCGGCGCCGTCCTCTTCGAGCAGAACGACGAGTGGCTCGGACAGCACCGCTACATGCAGGTCGAGGCCTTCGCGCAGATCGGTATCGGCCAGCGCGCGCAAGCCGAAGTCGAAGCTCCGCGTGATCGGGCTGGAGGCGGCGATGCTGAGCGCGCCGGAGCCGGAGGAGCCGATGAAATCCGTGCCGGTCGAGGAGCCTTCGACCGGCTCGAACCGCTAGCTCCAGGTGATGCGCGCGAACTGGGCGACGAAGGTGAGCTGGAAGTCCGCCGTGCTGCCCTCCGGCACCGACAAGCCGTCGAGCGGGGTCAGAAAGGCATTGGCGGTCATGGCACTCTCCCCGGTCATTGTCGGCTGGGGGTGGAAGCTATGGTCCGACATAAGCAGGTCAGCACGGCAAAGGCCAATCCTTTCGATCCGGTCCCTGCGCTGGCGCCGGCGATCACAGCGTGGTCAGCACGCATCGCAGCCGCCCGATGATCTGGATCCCGTTGAGATCGGCGCCGGTCACGATCTCGGTCCCGCAGGCCGGATTGTCGGACAGCAGCGCGAGCGAGGCGAGACGCCCGCGCGCGTCGGGCCCCGAGGGCACAAGACGCTTCACGAAGGACGCATCGCCGCGGTTGAAGGCATAGACGCCCGGCTTGCGCACCTCGCGCTCGGCGAGGTGCACGAGCACCAGCGCGCCGTCGGGGATGGTGGGTGCCATGCTGTCGCCCTTCACCCGGACCATCACGGCGAGATCGGCGTTGATCTGCTGTTCGAGAAGCCAGCTGCGAGAGAAGGCGATCGCGTCGCGTTCGGCGCCTTCGACGGGCACGACGCCGGGACCGGCAGAGATGCAGAGGTCCGCCCGTTCGATGATGGCGAAATCCTCGCCCCTGAACCGGAAGTCGCCGTAGGCGGGCAGTTCGGGGTCGGGCGCCTCGATTCGGCGCGCGGCCGTCCGGCCGGGAAAGCCCGCGCGCGGCGGGTGGAACTGCTCGCCCGCACCGTGCAGCAACCAGTCGGCGCTGATTCCGTAACGCTCTGATATGATTTGCAGAAATCGCCTGGACGGCGGACGCTCGTCGCGTTCGATGAAAGACACAGTCGCATGGCTCGTGTCCAACGAAGCAGCGAAGTCGCGCTGGTTCAACCCGAGTGACCCGCGAAACAAAGCCAGTCTTTTTCCCGGACTGTCCTCCAATTCCGCTACAAGCTCCCTTGATAGGCAACCATATGTTGCCAATAATGAACACATAGAGTTGGCAAAGAGCCAACCACATGAGGACCAATGGCACGAAAAGACCCAGAATTCCAGCCGGGTGCCCTGCTGCACGAAGTGATCGTGGGGGCGTTCCGGGCGCGCGGTCTGACCTTCGAGGGATGGTGCAAGGAGCACGGCCTTACGCCCACGAACGGGCGCAACGCGACCTTCGGCCAGTCGCGGGGCACCGTCGGGCAGCAGAACCTCGCGCGGATCATCGAGGCGGCCGGCGAGGAATTCGTGCGGGACGCCTATCGCCGCCGCCTGGCCGCACATCTGTCGCAGGTGCAAAGGCAGGCATCGCGACATCCCCGCCCCACCCCCGTGAAGGAGGCGCGTTGATGCGGCATCGGTCAGAAACCGGACAAGTCGCGGGTGCTGCGACCGGGCGCGACCCGGATGTCGGCCCCGTCGTGCATCTGGGCGAGAAAGAGCGCGCCGGAACATCCGGCGATGCTGCCACACTAGCACTGACCGGCGCCCCTCCCGGAGTGCGATTTCCTCTGCCTCGGCCGTCCGGACAGTCTTGTCGCGCCGCCGACATCCCCCGCCCCGTGCCTGCGAAGGAGACGAAAGCATGACGCCTGTCCTGCCGCCCCCGATCCTGCCTGCGGATGACGCGTGTCCGGCCGATGCCGGGGCGTTGCGCGACCTTGCCGGCCTGCTGACCGAGGCCGCCGGCGCGCTGCTGGCGCCCGAGGCTGTCAGCCGGGCGGAGCGCGAGCGGCTGGCCGCTGCGCTGCGGCTGCAGCGCAGCCGGCTGATCGGCCGGGTGGCGCGGCGGCCGGCGCCCGCGGCGGCGCCGCTCGTGCCGCGGCGGGTGATGACGCTGGATGAGGCGCGCGCCATCGCCCGCCGGCCCGACCTTCATGACACGGCCACGCTGCGGCGGGCGGCCGAGCTGCTGGCCTGCCGGGCCGACTGGATCGACGCCTGCCGCGGGCGGCTGTTGATCGACACGCTCGACCGCGAGACGGCCGTGGCCGACCGGCAGATTGTCTCTGCCGACTGGATCGTGGCTGCGCACAGGCGCCCGCTGCGCGACGTGCTGGACATCGGGACGCGCGAGGTTCGGGCGGCCGACCGGCTGGCGGATGCCGCGGGCGCGGCCTGCCTGTTCCTGCTGCTGTTCGGGTCTCTGTGGCTCGCCCATGGGCTCGGCCTGCCGACGGGCGGCGCGATGCTGCTGGCGGGGGGCCTGTGATGGCCGCGCCGAAGCCGCGCAGCCGCCCGCCCCGGCTGGTCGGCCTGTTGTGCAGGCTCAGCCCGCGGATCAGGGACGCCGAGGAAAAGGCGATGCTGATCGCGGCGATCGGCGACTGGTGCGCGGCCAGCGGCTGGCAGATGCGCATCCGTTTCGGCCGGGTGGATGTTTGCCCGCCGGAGGGGGTGTCGTGATGCTGCCCGGCTCTGGCCCCTTCGCCCGGTGGCGGGATGTCTCGCGTGTCTGCCTGCCGGGGTGGGTTCTGCTCAGAGCAATCGAGTGGACAACAGGTCCGATAGGCTGGGTGGGTCCATCCATCGTGACGCGGCTTGAGCAGCTGCTCGACCGGCAACCCGATACGGAAGCCCTTGCAGGTCCGAGACTTCTTCTGCGAGCGACAGCGCGTTGGCTGATACAATCGCCCAATGCCGCGCGGCGAGCCATTGGCGAAGAAACAGCGTGCGCTCCGTCTTCTTCTTCCACGCCTTATCCTTCGCAGGGGTCTGCTCCAGCACCGTCGCGACCGGTTCGGAGAGCTGACCGATGAACATTGCCAGATCGAGTGTCTCATCGCCACGCAGCAGTTCCGCCGCTGCGTCGATGTCGCCCTCATCCATCAGGTCGAGCAGTTCGTCAGCCCGCGCGCGGGCGGCCGAAGCGTATTTCCGCATTCCAATCGTCTCCGGCTGTCTGTGTCGGTCGGGGATGAAGCTGTCGGGGGGCGGTGCGAACGCATTCCGACAGCGCAATCCTGACAGGCCGTCGCAGGCCCGTCACCCCTGAGTTCACCTCCAGTTCCCTGACGCAACCGGACCCACGCATGACCCCCACGGACACCCCCCTTGCGCTGATCGACGTGCCGGCCGGGCGGGCGCGCAGTTTCGATCCCGCCTGGGCCGAGGCGCTGGCGGCGATCATCGCGGTGCAGGGGCTCACGCATCCGGTCACGCTGCGGCCGGCGGGCGAGCGGTTCCGGCTGGTGGCCGGGCTGCACCGGCTGGAGGCGGCGCGGCTTCTGGGCTGGGCGGCGATCCCGGCGCGGCTGAGTGCGGCGGACAGCGACGATGCCGCCCGGCTCGAGGAGGTGATGGAGAACCTCGGCCGGCAGGAGCTGACGGCGCTCGACCGCTGCCAGCATCTTTACGAGCTGAAGCAGGTCTGGGAGCGGATGCATCCGCAGGCCAAGCATGGCAAGGCGCCGAAGCCGAAGAAGGAAAAGAGGCAAAGTTTGCCACTTTCCACCGACGACCGGAACGCGCCTCCGGTCTTCGGCTTCTCGCAGGCGGTGGCGGACAAGGTGGATCTGTCGGCGCGGTCGATCCGGGCGGCGGTGACGATCTGGACCCGCCTTCATCCGCCGCTGCGCCGCCGGCTGGTCGGCATGCCGCTGGCCGCCAAGCAGACCGAACTGAAGGCGCTGTCGGAGCTGCGGACCAACAGCCAGGTCAGGGTCGTGGACCTGATCCTGAGCGACGCGCCCGAGCACCGCGACATCGGCAATGTCGCGCAGGCGCTGGAGTTCATCGCCAACGGGGTGCTGCCGACCGCGCTGGAGCGGCGGTTCCTGACCGCCAGCCGGACGCTGGCGGCGCTCGACGACGATCTGTTCGGCGCGGTGATCGCCGCGCATCGCGACCGGGTGCTGGCGGCGCTCGGCCTTGGCGGGGACGGCTGATGGCGCGGCGGCCGGACCAGCGGGCGGAGGCGGGCATGGCGCCGGCGCCGGCCGCCACCGCCCCGCCTGCCGCGGCGCGCCAGGACTGGTTCACGGCGCGCGAACTGGCCGCGCTGGCGCAGGATTGCGCCCTGTCCTGCTGGCCGCATGACGCGGATGTCGGCCGCCGCCGGATCCGGCGCGAGGGATGGGACGCGCTCGGGCCGCAGCGGGCGCGGCCGCGCGCCACCGCCGCCGGCCGGCCGGCGATGGAATACCACATCTCGCTTTTGCCCGAGGCCCTGCAGGCGGCGGTCGCGCGGGGGGCGGCGGCGGGCCGTCAGCGGCAGGACCAGGCGCGCGGCAGCGAGGCCGACCGGCGCCGGATCGCCGCATTGCAGGCCCATGCCCTGCCCGCCCATGCGCGGGCCGTGATGGCGGCGCGGGCGGCGATCCTGACGGCGATCGACGGCTTTGCGATCGCCCATGGCGAGGCGCGCGGCTGGGGCATCGCGAGGTTTCTCGCGGCGCAGGCCGACTGGGCCGACCGATGCGCCGCCGAGGCGGCGCGGGATGCCGGCCATGCCCTGACCGGGCAGGCGGCGGCCACGCTGGCGCGCCCGGCGCCTCTGACGGCCGCGCCCGGGTTCCAGCTTGACCCGGCATGTCTGGCGCTGGCCAACGACCGCCGCGGCGAGGCGCGGGTCAGCCGGGCGACCCTCTATGGCTGGTTCAGGCTGCACGACAGTTCGGGTGTCATCGCGCTGGCGCCGCGGCCGCCCAAGACGGCCGAGCCGATCCCGCCGGGCTTTGCCGAGTTCCTGCGCTTCTATGCCCGGCCGTCGAAGCCGACCGTCACCGATGCCCATGCGGAATATCTGAAGGAGGCGGCAAAGCGCATGGGCACCGGCCCCGGGCCGCTGTCTCTGGGCCAGGTGCGGCGCATCCTGCGCGAGCGGCTGAACAGCATCGAGCGGTCGGTGGGCCGCGAGGGGCTGCTGACGCTGCGGTCGCGCCTGGCCTATGTCAGCCGCACCACCGAGGACATGTGGCCGACGACGATCTACACCGCCGACGGCAAGACCTTCGATGCCGAGGTCGCCGATCCGGTGACGCAGCGGCCCATCCGGCCGGAGATCGCCACGGTTCTCGATGTGGTGACCCGTCGGGCGGTCGGGCTGTCGCTCGCCCGGTCGGAAAACCAGCGCTCGGTGGCCGAGGCGCTGCGGCGCGCCTGCCTGGCGCATGGCATTCCGGCGATCTTCTATGTCGACCGCGGCCCCGGCTACCGCAACGCCGCGATGGATGCGGATGTGAGCGGGCTGATGGGCCGGCTCGGGATCACCAAGATGCATGCCGCGCCTCATGGCTCGCAGGCCAAGGGGCGGATCGAGCGTCCGCAGGCGACGATCTGGGATGTGCTGGCCAAACGGCTGCCGACCTATATCGGCGCCGACATGGACCGGCAGGCCGGTGCCAGGGTGCACAGGATCACCCGGCGTGAGCTGAAGGCGACCGGGCGATCGCGGCTGTTGCCAAGCTGGGAGGAGTTCGTCCGGCTCTGCGAGGCGCGGATCGCCGAATACAATGCCAGCCCGCATCGCGGCCTGCCGAAGTTCGAGGATCCGGCCACCGGCCGGCTGCGGCACATGAGCCCCGACGAGGCCTGGGCGGCGCATGTCGCGGCCGGTTTCGAGCCGGTCGCGGTCGAGGCCGAGGAGGCCGACGACCTGTTCCGGCCCTACGAGATCCGCACCGCGCGCCGGGCGCTCGTGCAGTGGAACGGCAACAGCTATTTCCACCCGGCCCTGGAGGCCTGGCACGAGCGCCGGGTGATGGTCGGCTATGACTATCACCAGGCCGATCGCGTCTGGGTGCGGGCCTTCGATGTCGAGAGCGGGCAGCCGGGGCCGCTGATCTGCGTGGCGCGGTTCGGCGGCCATGCGGAGCGCTATGTCCCGCTTTCCTTCGAGCAGGCGGCGATCGAGGCCCGCGCCAAGGGGCGGCTGCGGCGGCTCGAGGCCCGGCGCGAGGCGATCGCTGCCGAGCGCGATGCGCGCCTGATCGATGCCGCCCCGGCCGCTCCGGCGCCGTTCATCGACCTTGCGCCAGGGGCTGAACCCCGAGCGGTGCCGGCCGTGTCCGATGCCGTGTCCGATGCCGTGTCCGATGCCGGCACGACGCCGGTCGCCCGGCCGCGCCGGCGGGTCTTTGCCACCGACGAGGCGCTGGCGGCCTGGGCGCTGGAGCACCCGGACGACCTGAGCCCGAACCAGATCGCCCTGCTGCGGGACTACCTGGCGCGGCCCGAGGCACGGGACCATTTCCGCCTGTCCGGCATCGATGTGGAGGCGCTCCGATGCCTCCTGCGCGCCGCGGCCTGACCACGCGAACACGAGGAGACCACGATGCGCGATGTCTTTGTCGAGACCGGCAATGTCCGGCGGTTCATGGGGGCGCTGAAGACGCTGAATGAACGCGGCGCCATCGAGGCCTGCATGGCGCTGGCGCCGGCCGCCGGGGCTTGGCAAGACGACGACGCTCAGCCGCTGGGTGGCGCAGACCGGCAGCGTCTATCTCAGGGCGCAGAAGGGCTGGGACTACAGCTGGTTCATCCAGGACCTGCTGACGGAACTGTCGGTGTCCTATCAGCCGATCCGCGGCAAGCGTGAGCGGTTCGCCCGGGTGCTGCAGGAGTTGCAGCTCCGGTCGGAACAGGCCGCGCTCGAGGGCAAGGTCTTCGGCCTGGTGATCGACGAATGCGACCTCGTGTCCAGCCGGGCCGAGATCATGGAGGCGATCCGCGGCATCAGCGACATCCAGTTCATGCCGACGATCCTCGTCGGCATGGGGCGGCTGCGCGACAACCTGCGGCGGTTTCCGCAGATCGAGAGCCGGGCGCCGAACAAGGTCGAGTTCCAGCCGGCGAGCCTTGAGGATACCGCGGCGCTGATGCGGGGACGCTGCGAGGTGCCGGTCGCCCCCGATCTTGTCGGTTTCGTGCATCGCCTGTCCAAGGGCTACAACCGCGAGATCCTCGACGCCATCGCCAATATCGAGCGCTTCGGCCGCCGCATGGACCCCGGGCCGGAGGGCGTGTCGCTCTCCGACATGGCCGGCCTTGTCATCATGCGCAACCGCGACACCGGCCGCGAGATCGTCGTGCCGGAGGCAGTCTGATGGCCGAGGCCAGGCAGATCGGCGCCGCCCCGACCGCGCTGCTGCGGGCGCTGGCGGCAGGCCCGCAGACCCGGGCCGAGATCAGGGTGCTGCTCGGGCTCGACTGGCGCCAGACGACCCATGCGGCGCGGGCGCTGCTCTCACGCGGCTATCTGACGGTTCTGGAGGGCGGCGCCTTCGGCCTCACGCCCGCAGGCAGCCGTGCCGCCGAGGCCGGCGAGACGATCGCCGGCAGCCCGCATGGCAGGGTCAGGCGGGTGCGCGACACGCTGCGCGAGCGGGCCTGGTCGGCGATGCGGGTGCGCCGGGTCTTCAGCATCGGGGATATCGTCGCCGACGCCGGGCGCGGCGAGGAGGCCCGCCCGCGCGACAACATCGCCCGCTACATCGCCCGGCTGAAGGCCGCAGGCTATGTCCATGAGGAGGCCCGGCGCCAGCCGGGCACCGCGGCCGGCAGCAACGGCTTCAAGCGGTTCCGCCTCCTGCGCGGCGGCCCGAAGGCACCGGTCTGGCGGCAGGAAACCGGCACGATCCACGATCCCAACACCGGCGAGGACCTGCCATGCGGGCCGCGCTGATCCCCGAGGCCCCCGAACCCGAATGGCTGCAGCTGCTGCGCGCCGAACAGGGCCGCGGCAAGAGCATCAGCCAGATCGCCCGCGAGACCGGCATGGCCCCTGGCGGCCCGACCTGATGTTTCTCGACGACATCGAGAACGACGAGGCGGTGCGCAGCCCCGAGCAGCGCCAGAAGATCGAGAACTGGGTCAACCGCGCGGCGCTGAAGGTCGGCCCGCCGGACGGCTCGATGCATGTGATCTGGGTCGGCACGGTGCTGCATTTCGACGCCGTCCTCGTTCGCGCCGCCAGGACGCCGCTGTGGCGGGTGACCGAGTTCCAGGCGATCCTGACATGGCCCGACCGGATGGATCTCTGGGAAGAATTCGAGGAGATCTGGCAGAACGAGGGCGAGGCGGCGGCGCGCGCCTTCCATGCCGCACGGCGAGACGAGATGGACGCCGGCGCCGTGCTCAACTGGCCTGCGGTGCAGCCGCTCGTCTGGCTGATGCTGGAACGGGCGGCCAGCCGCGACGCCTTTGCGACCGAATACCAGAACAAGCCGATCAGCGCCGGCAACCCGTTCGCCGACCTGACGTTCTGGGTCGCCCGCAAGCCCGACTGGGTGTTCTTCGGGGCCATCGACCCCTCGCTCGGCAAGATCGGCAAGGGGCGCGATCCCTCGGCCATCCTGATCGGCGGCTTCGACCGGACGGCGGGGGTGCTGGATGTGGTCGAGGCCTCGATCCGCAGGCGCCTGCCCGACCTCATCATCGCCGACACCATCGCCCTGCAGCGCGAATACCGCTGCCTTCTGTGGTTCGTCGAGGCGGTGCAGTTCCAGGAGTTCCTGCGCACCACGCTGATGGCCGAGGCCGCGAAACAGGGCGTCGGGATCTCGGCCGTGCCGGTGGTGCCCAGCGGCGACAAGACCCTGCGCATCGAGCGGCTGCAGCCGCCGGTGAAGGCCGGCCTGATCCGCTTTCAGCCGGGGCAATCGACGCTGATCGACCAGTTGCAGCAATGGCCGAACGGCGATCACGACGACGGTCCCGACTGCCTCGACATGCTCTGGCAGCAGACGCTGATCTTCGCCGGCGGCGGCGCGGGCGGCGCGCTGCAGACCGCCGTCGCCCCGGCGGGCGGCGACCGGCTGGGCGGCTACCGGCTCGGCGGGGGCGGGATGCGGGGGTATCGGTGGGGGTATCGGTGATGGCATGGCTCCGCGGTGTCCGGCGCATGGGGGCCGCGCGGGCTCGGCTGCCGGCTCTGCCGGCGGGGCGGGGCGGCCGGCGCCGCGGCGGGAGTGACGGGCCATGAGCCGCCGCCGGAACCGCAGGCCACCTCCCGCGCAGGCCGCCTTTGCCGACAGGACGCGCAGGAACCTTGCCACCGAGGCGCGCACGCTGATCGCCAGCGTCGCCAACGACATCACCATCCCGTGGTTTTCCGGGGTGCTGCAGCATGCCGACGACACGCTGATCCAGCAGGGCGGCGGCAAGGGCCTGGCGATCTACGACGAGATCCGGCGCGACACCCATGCCCATGCGATGCTCGAAAAACGCCGGAAAGCGGTGACCGCGCGGGACTGGGCGGTGGCGCCCGGCGGCGCCCGGCCGGCCGACCAGGCGGCCGCCGATCTGGTCGATGCCTGCCTCTCGGCACTGCCCTTCGACCGCCTCTGCGACGACCTGCTCGATGCCACGCTCAAGGGTTTCGCGATCGCCGAGATCGTCTGGGACCGGGAAGGCGACCGCATCCGGCCGGTGGCGGTCGCCGCACACGATCAGCGCCGCTTCGTCTTCGACCGCGACTGGCGGCCGCGCCTGCTGACCCCGGCGGCGCCGCGGGAAGGGATCGAACTGCCCGGGCGCAAGTTCATCGTCCACCGGGTCGGCGTGCGCGGCAACAATCCCTATGGCCTCGGGCTTGGCACGCGCCTTTTCTGGCCGGTGCTCTTCAAGCGCGAGGGGGTCGCGTTCTGGCTGCATTTCCTCGAGAAATTCGCCGGCCCCACGGTGATCGGCAAGACCCCCTACGGGATGCTGACGGGCGAGCAGAGCAAGCTTCTGCAGGCGCTGATGGCGATCCGCACCTCCTCGGCCGTGACCGTGCCGATCGGCACGGACGTGCAGTTTCTTGAGGCGAGCCGGTCGGGCACGGTCAGCTACGAGGCCTTCGTCGCCTACTGGGACCGCCAGATCTCGATCTGCGTCACCGGCGAGACGCTGACCACCCAGGTCGACCAGGCCGGCGGCAGCCGCGCGCTCGGCGAGGTCCACCAGGAGCAGTTGGATGTCCTCGCCGACAGCGACGGCGACGGGCTGGCCGACACCCTGCAGGGCAGCCTCGCGCGCTGGATCGTCGACTACAATCTGCCCGGTGCCGCGGTCCCCTCGGTCCGCCGGCTGCGGCCGCGCAACGCGAAGGCAGAGGCCGAGACGCGCCAGTCGAAAGCCAAGGCGGCCGAGGATACCGACCGGGCGCTGCGGGCGATCGTCCGCGCTGCGGCCGGTTTTGCGGACGATGCCGTGGCGCGCGACTACATCGTCAGCTTCGGCATCACCGACCGGCTTTCCGACCGGACGATCGACGCGCTCGTTGCCGCCCGCAGCGCCTTCACCGCCGCCCCGCCGGCGGAGCCGGATGCCCCCCCGCCGGCCGGTCCCGATCCCCCCGATCCCTTCGCCGGCGCGTTCGCAGCCGACCGGCTCAAAAAAAAACGCTGACGCCGCGCCATGTCTGCTTTGCCGAGCCGGACGGGCCGGTCGGCCGCATCGCCGCCTGGACGCCCGATGCGCTGGCCGGGCAGCTGCGGCTGGCGGCCGAGCTGGCCAGGCTTGAAGGCCGCGAGGCGGTGCTGGCCGAGGCGGCGGGCACGGCGCGCTTTGCCGCCGAACTGACCCGTCAGGATTTCCCCGAGCAGATCGCCTATCTCTTGCAGAAGCGGCCGCGTCCGACCCGCGCCTGGACGGAGGCGATGCATGGCGATCACGACCGCTGGTTCGTGGTCGCCGGCGCCACCGACACCGCGATGCTCGAAGACTTCCAGGCGGCGATCGTCGCGGGCGCGCGGACCTATGACATCGCGGGCTTTGCCGCCGCATTCGACCGGATCGCCGAGGGTTACGGCTGGTCCTATACCGGCGGGCGGGAATGGCGCATCCGCACGATCTTCGAGACCAACATCCGCACCAGCTACATGGCCGGGCTGTTGCGGCAGATGCGCGACCCCGACATGGTCAGGGCACGTCCCTGGTGGCAGTATCTGCATGCCGATACCCGCGTGCCGCTCAGGCCGCGGCCGCTGCACCAGGGCTGGGACGGGCTGGTGCTGGCCTGGAACGACCCCTGGTGGGATACGCATTTCCCGCCCAACGACTGGGGCTGCAGCTGCGGGGTGCGCACCCTGTCGGACGCCGATCTGCGGCGGCTGGGCAGGACCGGGCCGGATGCCGCACCGGCCCTGAACCGGTCACGTCCGTCAAGATGGTGGAGAATGCTGGGTGGCCGGGTGAGGACATCGGTCAGGCTGCCTGCGTGGTTATGCTGAGAAGGGGATCGGGCTGAGCGGCGTCGATCTGCGCGAAGGCCTCGA